GGCCTTAGCCCATTTCTTCGTTAGTTTGTCGTGAAAGTTAATCATTGTAGTCTCCCCTAATATCGCGCCAGCGTATTGCCGCTGGTCTATCGTTTCAACCTAAAAACATCATTAATTCAGGCTGTTACGGGCCATGTTGCTCTCATGTCCGTGCCGATATTTATCTGGCCTGTGCGGGAATGCTGCTCTTAGCGCTCAAAATGGCTCAAAGAAGAAGCGCAGACTCTGCCCGACTGCGCTTTGTTAGTCAGTGGCAGCGATCGAAATGAACCGCCACGTCGTCATTGCTATTTCCGTTGAGCCATTAGTTCAACCGAAGAGATCATTGTTACTGTCTTGCCTTCTTTGCGAGAGCGTATGCCGTGAGTTTATCAATGAAGGCTCGATACTCGGCTTTGTCCATCGCAGGGACGCTAGGGCAGTTCTCCATCATCCACGTCCGCAGCGTTTCATCTGTGTAGAACGGGTTCATGCCGCACCTCCATGCTTCGCACAGAATACCGCGTTACTCTCGCGTTCGGCCTTTTCACGCGGGAACATGATCGCTACAGGGATGGCAACAGGCCAAATGACTGTCATGTGCGCGATCTCGCCGTACGTGATCGATGCGTCAGGGCCGCATACGTGTTTGACGGCCTTCGATCCGGCAAAAGAAAGTCCAAGACCGACAGTAAGCCACACAATGGCGATTATTCTAAACGTTGCGCTACGCATCACAGCACCTTCCCATTCTCATCGACAAACGAGAGTTCGTTGCGGCCCTTCAACTTGAAGCCGTTAGCGGACAATTCGGAGATCAGGGCAGCCAACTGACGGGCCTGTGCCTCGCTGATATCGTTGCGGTGGCGAATTTTGTCGTTGTAGAGTTCTGTCACGAATTCATACCAAGTCTGCGCAGCACGCTTCACGCTGCTCTTTGCCCCGGCAGTCGAGTGCATAATGCTGACATCAGGCATTGCGCCGGTTACGAAGTGCTGCAACTCGCCTAGCAGAATGCCGATCCACGCCTTATCGCGCTTGCTGATCGTCATGAACGCGCTACCCGGATTTTGCTTGGGCTTGCGCTTGTAGTTGATCGAAACCTTGCCCGCTGCGAGATCGGCAATCGGATCGAGCGTCTTCGTGGGTGCCTTCGCGGTGATCGTTACCGTCACATCAAATAGGTCATCAAAAGTGCTTGTCATTTCCATTGTAGTTCCCCTTGTTCTTATTGTACGAACAGCGTCTTGATGCGCTGCAAGAGTGTTGGCTGATTAAGCCTGTTTCGCGTTTCGATAATGTACGCTTCGCGCTGATCGCAATGTTCCTTGAACCACTGCTGGCGCCTTGCATCGAGGCCCGCAAACTGATTAGTGTCGTCTGGATTGATGACCAAAATCGGATGAGAGCAAAACGCTTCGTGCTGTTCACCCGATGCGATCTTAGCCCGAATGCGTTCCCAACGAGCCAATTGGCTCGCTGAAATCTTTGCCTTAACTTCATCGCTAGTAGTTGAACCCTTAACGCTCATTGCGGTTCTCCTGATCTGTGCGACGAAAGTGCGCAATAGCCTTTTCAATTGCATTGCTCGCATCCATTAGTGCGACCTTTGCAGCCTCGTTGTCATTATTATTCTGATCAGTGTTGCAGTCCGATGTGCCAATGTCAGTTTCTAAGCCTAGGCTAAGGATACGTGCCTGCTGCTTGGATTCTGCGCGTTCGACCTTTAGTTTTCTGATTTCTTCTCGCAAAACAAACAGATGTTCATGTGGAAAGAATTCGATGCCGTCGTCTGCGATTATACGTCCATTGAACGTCTTCAGAGCGGTTGACGCATCATAAGCGTCGATTGCATCTGCGAGTTGCTTGATTGCCTTGTTTAGATTTTCGATTTCAAAAGTGTTTGTCATTTTAATTTCCTCCATAGAAAAACCCACACGCTGTAGTCGGAAAGCGTGTGGGTTAATCAAAACAAGGAATAAACAATGCCTGAATCAACGAAGTCACCCGAACCACAATCGAGTTTCCGACTACGTTGTGTTCGTTCTATTTATGCCTTTGCGTCAGTTGTGTGCGCCATAAGGCTCCAAAACAGAGCCTATTGAACCTGCATCATTGCCCTGATGTGAGATCGTATCTCACTACCGGCGGTCTTTGCCGTTGCGCTGGCCTTGAGGTTTTCGAGAAGGGTTTTGCCGTTCGTGCAGATCGTACCGTCCTGCGTAAAGCCTGCACGCTCGCGATATTCGAGAATGAACGCGTCGAGGTCAGCAACTGGAATTGCGGCGAGAACTTCTTGGCGGGCTTCGACCAGCCGGGCCTCTGCATCTCGTAGGGCTGTGCCGGTCATTGCGCTGCGCGGTTCAGGGATTGATTTCAACTCATCGACTGTTTTGCGGATGCTATCATATCCGTACTTGCTCATTTTATGCTCCCGTTATTATTGTTGTTTTTGGAGTTTAAGTCCTGCGGGGCAGGGGATTCAATATTCGTGTGCCGGGTCGGGCAAGTCTGTGTCGGGGCAAAACAGTGCAGCAGTGCAGCAAGTGCAGCGTTTTTTTCGGATTTGCTTTATCTAAATCAATTTTTCGGAAATTTTTAAAAACTTCGTAATTTCCATAAAAACGCTGCACTGCTGCACTGTCCCCTCCAAAACCCCCGGAAAATAAGGGTTTTTGACACCCAAAACAGTGCAGCGTCATCCAAATCGGACACAAAACAGTGCAGCGTTTCCTGCACTGTCCTGCACTGCCGGTCACTTGTAGATGAAATACGACCCGCCGTTGCTACGCTTGCGAGTCCAGCCGGGAGCCTGACCGTTGTTGATGAGGCGGTTGAACTCGGTGGACCAGCCGTTCAATTCCTTGATGTTATAGGAATGGTAGATCATGGCCCAATTTTTGAACTCGACGTAAAGCGCCGCGCTCTCCTGCTTTTTGCCATGCATCATCGTCGGCACGGTCAACTGGTCCAGCCATTGCTCGACGGCGCTCTTCTCGCGAACTGCTTCCTGTGAGGCACGGAGTTTATCAGCGATACCGATGCTTGGATCGTCGCCACGCTCGTCTACGGAGCGCCACAGCGCGTATGCGTCTAGGTCGGTCATCAGGGACCAATCCGGCTTGCTCGCGTAGCGTAGGCTTACGAAACGACGGTTGCCGGTTTCGTCTCGGATCAACTGATCCAGTTCCTTATTCGAGCAGCCGATAAAGGTCGCGTGCTGGCGATACTGCACGTTCGAGTTTGTGCCCATCGGGCGACCAGTCACGACCTGCGCCGTGATCTTGTTCTTTACGTTGTCGATGTTCGCGCGAGCCGCGTAGCCCATTTCATCCAGAAACAGGACGTAGTTGCGCCACTGTTCCGTGTTGCGATCCTCTTCAAGCATTTTGAAGTCGGCATTGCCGGTCAACTCGTCTACCGGCTTCAACAGGTAGTCGCGGACGAAAGTGGACTTGCCGACGCCTTGCGGGCCTGTGATGACCGGCATGAGGTGATTGTGGATCGGAAGGCCGAGCATCTTGCGCTTAACCTGCCAGATGAACTTTTTCAGAATGGCGACTGTGAAATCCGGCCCGTATTCGGAAGTGTCGAACTGGCTCGCTACAATGTCCCAAGCCTTGAGGTTCGCAGCCGAGTTCAAGCCCTTGCCGTCAGAACCGACGACCGCGTAAACTTCAAGAACACGCTCCTTCAAGGCATCGTTGAACCACTTATCAACTGCGCCATCGATTTCTTGCTTGCCGAACGACAGGCTCAAATCCTTCACAAGCAGTCGTAGGTCGCGGCAGAGCGTCGCCACGTTGATTTCGTCATTCTCGATAATGCGAGCAACTGAATCGAAATATCGATCCTTGCGGGCTTCCTCCGTGACAGGTTCACCTCCGACAATCGGGACAGTCGTCTGCTTCATAGCGCGCTGGTAGTTTACCTCAATCTGGTTCTTCGTAATGTATGACGAAACCAGTTGCAGCGCCGTTGCAGGATAGAAACCCAAAACCTTAACTGCTTTGCTGACCTTTACAGCGCGGCTGAATTCAGCCTTTGTGCAGATGTCGAGCGCAATCAGATGGTCTCTCAACTGCTTCATGCTGTTGTCGAGGTCCAAAGACTTCGCCATATCGAAAATGTCGATGTCTTCTTTCGCCGCGTGCATACGGCTAATCTCTTTGATGATTTCCTGTTGTGCGTCAGGCTGTGGGGAATTGGTTGTTGTGTTAGACATTCTTCTTATCCTTATTCCAGAGGGCGAAAAACCCAAGTTGTACATCGTGGCGGAAAACAACTTGGGTTCATCAATAGAACTGGAATGTCTAAACGGAACCTACACCTGCTTCATAAGCCTTTATAGAAGACTTAATCTGCCACGATGTAAGTTCTACAGTTCTATTTATACATCCAGCGTCTTTTGAGCGTCGATATAAAACTGCCATTCGTTAAAGACCCGCAAACGGAAGAAGTTAATCGGCCATGGCTTGATTCAGGCAGCCCGATTGATGCAGGATAGGGAAGTAGCCACCGGCACAGCCAATGATTTCGACATATCGATAAAATTGCGACAAAAATTAGAACGGGCCGTTAACCAAGCAAATGGTTCTGATTACGATTTTTATGGACAGAACGAAAATATGTGGTTTAAGACGGGACAGTTACTGCGGCAACGTAGGAACGTTTTTTGAAAATTGAAGAAGTCAGTTAGAAGCCCACGCTGAGAAGCGTTGGTTTTCACCCTGTTGTCGAGCGTTCGGCTCAAGGTTTTTGAATCTGACATGTCATGCGCCTCGCGCCCAGATCGGGTGGTGATGCTCGGCTTCGCTCTGCGTGGTCGAGGGTCCCGGCCAGTCGTCCTTTGCCTGCTCACACGCTCGTAGTGAGCACAACAAGGAAAGAGCGAAAGGCTTAGAAGGATGAAGAATACAAAAATCGCGGAGGCCGCAATTGCGTGGCTCAAGCAGAAGTCGGACGTCGTATCCGTGAATGTCGATCCCGCTACCGGCGTGATCCTCGCATGGGTAGACACCGGTGATGGTCGTTATTCGGCCATGTCGGTGATGGAAGGAGGACGCTTGTCGTCGCTCGTTCTCCTGCCCGGTGACTTCATGTCGTTCCTACCCATGTCGGAGGTGCCGCAAGGCTCTCTGCTGGTGACGGTCACGATGGAAGAAATCGCGCAGGCGACTGCCGACATCTTCTCCGACCTCAAGATTGTCCTCTCGCAGGGAGGTGCAGCATGAGTAAGTCGGGCAAGGTATCGGTGGCCGATGCCATCAAGGAGATGTTTCCGAACCTCACGCACGTTCACGAAATTCCGGAAATGGAAATCATGCTCGTGTGCGAGGAAATGGACGCTTCCGGTCGCAGCACCATCGGCTTCGGCTCCGGTGGCGTCGAATTTTACCTCATGGCAGATCCTTCGGAGTCTGATTTGAAG